CGATATTTTTCTAGCGGGAGGGCGGAGACCCTCTAAAACCCAGTCATAGCAAGCACTTTGGGCCCCTCCCCCAAATCTTTTAAGGGGCCGGACTAAAATTTAAGTTAGTTCAGTGGCCTCTTAAGGCTTGGCACTTGTTCGGAAGGGTGAGTTTGCGAAGGCGAAGGGCGTGACACCGGCGGCGGTGACGTTCGCGATTCGGTCTGGCCGGTTGAGCGGTGCGGTGGTGACTGAGAACGGGCGGGAGATGATCGACCTTGATCTTGGCCTGGAGCTGTGGGACCGGAACACCGCGCGGAACAACAACGCGAAGGTGGGTTCTGCTGATGGCCGCACCGCTGGCCCTGCTCAGCGGCGGCGGACACCACCTGTAGCGGTTGCGGCGCCGGCGGCGGCACCACCGATGGATCAGCTGCGGGCCTACATCGAGGCGCTGCCTGAGGATTCGATACCGGACCTGAACGAAAGCCGCGCGCGGCGTGAGCACTACCAGGCGGAGAAGGCGAAGCTAGAGGCACTGCAGGGCAGGGGCGAGCTGGTGCCGGTGGCTGAGGTGCGTGCGGAGGCGTTCAACCTGGCGCGATCGATCCGGGAGAGCATGATGGCGATACCGGCGCGGTTGGCGCCGATGCTGGCTGGCACGGCTGATACCAGGCAGTGCCACCACCTGCTTGAGCAGGAGCTGAGAATTGCGCTGCGGGTGCTGAGCGATGGCTGATCCGGCGCTGGTGTATCGGGAGGCATGGCGCGAGGGCCTGCGGCCGGCGGACCCGATGGGCGTTGATGAATGGGCGGATCGTTACCGGATGCTGAGCAGCAAGGGCAGCAGCGAGCCGGGCCCGTGGCGGACGGATCGGACGCCGTACCTGCGCGAGCCAATGCAGTGCCTGAGCCCGAGCAGCCCATGGCGGCGGGTGGTGCTCATGTTCGGCTCGCAGCTGGGCAAGACCGAGGTAGTGCTCAACTGGCTGGGGGCGATCATCCATCTATGGCCGGCGCCGACGCTGCTGGTGCAGCCGACTCTCGACATGGCGAAGCGGCTGAACCGCCAGCGGCTGGATCCGCTGCTGAAGGAAACCCCGGTACTGAGCGAGCTGATCGCACCGGCGCGGTCGCGGGACTCGGGCAACACGATGTTTCTCAAGGAGTTCCGCGGGGGGCTGTTCGTGCTCACCGGTGCGAACAGCGGGAGCGGCCTGCAGTCCATGCCGGCGGCCTATTTGGCAGCGGATGAGGTGAGCAGTTACCCGCTCGAGGCGGATGACAAGGGCGACCCGCTGGAGAATGCCGAGGCCAGGACGTCCACGTTCCCGATGGGCAAGGTGCTGATCACCAGCACGCCCGGCACGCGGGGCATGTGCCGCATCACTGCGGAGTTCGAGACCAGAAGCGACCGGCGACAGCTGGCGATGCTGATGCCGTGCTGCGGATCGCTGGAGGTGCTGCGGTGGCGTGAGCACATGCGATGGGATCGGCCGGATGGTGAGGTGTGGTGCCAGTGTCCGGCGTGCGGCGAACGTGTGGGGCAGCGGCACAAGACATCGATGTTGGCGGGTGCGGTGTGGGGTGCAACGGCGCCGGGCGATGGGATGACGGCGGGATTCCATCTGCCGGGGTGGTATGCGCCGGCGGGGTGGAAGAGCTGGGAGGAGATCCGGGATGAGTTCCTGCGGGCGAAGAGCGACCCGCTGCTGCTCAAGGGCTGGGTCAACAAGCGGGCAGCGGAAGCCTGGGAGGATGAAGCGGTGGCGGCGATCAACGCTGATGGCCTGATGGGCCGGGCCGCGGCCGACCCGTACCCGACTGGCCAGTGCCCTGATGGTGTGCTGGTGCTGCTGATGGCGGTGGATGTGCAGGACACCTGGCTAGAGGTGAGCGTGTGGGGCATCGGCCGGGGGGAAGAGATGTGGCTGGTGTGGCATCAGAAGGTTGAGGGCAGCCCGGCGGATGGCGAGGTGTGGGAGCAGGCGGATTCGATCCGCCGGACGGAATGGCCCCGGGCTGGGGGTGGGGTGATGACGGTGCGTCATTGCGGGGTGGACACGGGCGGCCACTTCACGCAGGAGGCCTACGAGTTCTGCCGGCAGCGGGTGCGTGAGGGCGTGGTCGCATTGAAGGGCAGCAGCACAAAGGCGGCGCCGGCGTTGAGCAAGGGCAGCAAGGTGGATGTGAACTGGCGCGGCCGGGTGATCAAGGGCGGCGTCGTGCTGTACATGGTGGGCGGCGACACATTGAAGCGGACGATCTACGCGAGGCTGCGGAAGGAGGGCACAGGCCCCGGCGCCGTGCACTTCGGGCAGAACGCAACCGAGGATTACCTCCAGGGCCTGACGTGTGAGCGGCTGGTGCCGAAGACGGTGAAGGGATTCCAGGTGCTGTCGTGGCAGAAACCGGCGGGTGCGCGAAATGAACCGCTCGACCTGGTGGTCTACTGCCTGGCGGTGCTGGAGCTGGTGAAGCGGCGCTACAACCGGGCGACGATGTGGGATCAGCTGGCGGCAGCAGTTGCGACTGAGAAGGCACCACCGGCCGCGGCTGGTGGTGGTGGCGCACGGCGGCGGCGGCCGGCGAGGACCGGGCCGAGTTTCGTCTCCGGCTGGTAGATTCTCTCTGTGGTGTGTCATGAGCCCCCCGGTTGTGCCTGCGGCCGGGGGGTTTCTTGTGCCCTATGCTGTGTTCGGAGGTGATCCCCGTGCCGGTTCCCGCTGAGATCAAGGCTGGCGATACCGTGCAGTGGATCGAACCGTCACAGGTTGATCTGTTGGGTGCTGCTGCGACATCGGCCACCTGGGCATTCACGACGTACCTCAGAACCAACACGGCCAGCGAGGGCGCGACGGTTGCCGGCACCGCACGATCAGACGGCGGATGGGACATGGCGATCAGTGCCACCACCACCGAGGCATTCGATGCGGGCGACTGGTTCTGGCAATCGGTGATCAGCAGCGGCGCGACGAAGATCACGGTCGGGAGTGGGATGCTGCTGGTGCAGCCATCCCTGATCTACGCGGGTTCGCCGGGTGCATTCAATGGCCAGAGCCAGGCTGAGCAGGATCTGGCGGCAGTGCAGGCGGCGATCCGCGCGATCATCTCTGGCGGAGCCAAGCAGTACACGATCGGTAGCCGGTCCTTCACGAAGCTGGAGCTATCGCAGCTGATGCAACGTGAGGCGCAGCTGAAGGCGATTGTTGCGCGCGAGCGCGCAGCTGAGAAGGTTGCACAGGGCCTGGGCAATCCCGGCAATCTGTTTGTGAGGTTCAGCTGATGGCGAAGCGGAAGCGGTCGAAGCCGGCACCGCCCACGGTGGCACCAGGCGCCCGCCGCGGCCGGCGGGCCTACGAGGGCGCGCTGATGTCGCGGCTGACCTCGGACTGGGTGACCAGCGGCACCAGCGCCGATGCCGAGATTGACGGCAGCCTGGTGCGGCTGCGCAACCGCTCGCGGCAGCTGGTGCGGGACAACCCCTACGCACGCCAGGCGCTGCGGGCGATCGGCGCGAACGTGGTCGGCCGGGGCATTCGGATGCAGGGCCGGGTGATGATGCAGCGCGGCAGCGGCCAGCTGGATCAACGGATCAATAGCATGATCGAAGCCGAGTGGACCCGCTGGTGCCGGCCGACGACGTGCCACGCTGCGGGCCGGCTGTCGTTCGTGGAGATCTGCCGGTTGGCGATTCAGGCGATGGCCGAATCGGGTGAGGTGTTTATCAGGATCGTGCCGGAGGCATTCGGCGGCGGCAGGGTGCCCCTCGGCCTGGAGATCATCGAGAGCGACTACTGCGACGAGGGAAAGAGCCTTGGGCCCTTGCCTGATGGAAGCGAGTGGCGGATGGGGGTCAGGGTGAACCGCTGGGGCCGGCCAGTGTCCTATGCGTTCCGCACCCGCCACCCGGGCGACATGGTGAACGGGGTAGGGTATCAGACGCGGGAGGTGCCGGCATCGGAGATCATCCACCTGTATGTGACCGAACGGCCGGGGCAGACCCGCGGTGTGCCGTGGTTCAGCTCAGCGGTGAAGCGGTTGCATCACCTGGCGGGGTACGAAGAGGCGGAGGTTGTGCGGGCGCGGGCGAGCTCCAGCCTGATGGGATTCATCACAAGCCCTGAGGGTGAGCTCCACGCTGATGAGGTGTTCGACGATGAGCGGGTGAGCAACTTCGAGCCGGGGGTTTTCAAGTATCTGGCGCCGGGCGAATCGGTGAACGTGCCGCAGCTCGACGCACCGGATGGGCAGTTCGAGCCGTTCATGCGTGGGATGCTGCGGGCGGTTGCGGCGGCGATCGGCTGCAGCTACGAAACGATCTCGCGGGACTTCAGCCAGAGCAACTACAGCAGCAGTCGGCTCAGCCTGCTGGAGGATCGGGAGACATGGAAGACGTTGCAGGACTATCTGATTGACCACCTGCTGCGGCCGGTGTTCGAGCGGTGGCTGGCAGCAGCGGTCGGCAGCGGCGCCATGCCCCTGCCTGGATACGACGTGATGCCGGAGCGGTACGAGTCGGTGCGGTGGTTCCCGCGCGGGTGGGAGTGGGTCGATCCTGCCAACGACGTGTCTGCCTACAAGGAGGCTGTGAGGTGCGGATTCAAGACTCAGGCGGACGTCGTGGCCGCCGGTGGCGGAGACCTTGAGGATCTGCTGGTGGCGCTGGCGGCTGAGCGTGAGCGTGCGCAGGAGCTGGGCCTCACGCTCGACATCGACCCTGGCAAGGTCAGCGGCGCCGGACTGACTCAGGCGCGGCCACCGGGGAGCATCATCCCCCAGGATCCCTACAGCCCTGAGGACACGGCGGCTGAGTCTGGCGACAGCACGGGTGAGGTGGAGGTCACCCCGGAGGATCTGGCAGAGGATCTGGCGGAAGGCGACGACATCGAGGACGACGCCTGATGGCCAACGTGAACGGCACCGACATCGACCTCATGCCGACCGATGGGATGCGCACCGAGGCCGAACGGTACCGCGCGTGGAAGGCAGACGGCGAACCCGGCGGAACCGAGGTGGCCGCAACCCGCGCCAGCCAGATCCTGTCGGGTGATGAGCTGAGCCCTGACACGGTGATCACCATGGCGGCGTGGTTCGCCAGGCATGAGGTGGACAAGGCCGGCGAGGGTTTCAGCCCGGGTGAGGATGGCTATCCCAGCCCCGGCCGTGTGGCATGGGCAGCCTGGGGTGGTGACCCCGGCCAGACATGGGCCGATGCGAAGGCGGCGCGGATCAAGGCGGCGCGGGATGAACGCGGGATGAAGTGTGAAGCTACAGCTACAGTGGAGAGACAACCTGTGCACGGATTGATGGAACTGCGCGAGCTGAACAGCCAACCGCTGAGGCGCGTCGCCAGTTTCGACTATGCGACCGCCGGCCGTGGCATGAAGCCCGACGACGACGATCGGCGGACGCTTGAGTTTTCGTTCAGCTCTGAGGCGCCGGTTGATCGGTGGTTCGGTCCTGAAGTGCTCAGCCATGCCGAGGGTGCGCCTGACATGAGCCGTCTGAACGATGGCGCACCGCTCCTTTGGAATCACGACCCTGATCGTGTGCTGGGAGTGGTCGAACGTGCATGGCTGGACGATGGCCGCGGCATGGTCGCGGTGCGGTTCAGCCGGAGTGCATTCGCTGAGGAGAAGTACGGGGAAATCCGTGACGGGATCCTGCGCAATGTGTCGGTCGGCTATTCGATCGCCGATGCACAGCCGATGCGCGCGAACGGCCAGGACGGCATCCTGGCCACCTCATGGCAAGCTCACGAGGTGTCCATCGTGTCGTTGCCGGCTGACCAATCGGTCGGGATCGGGCGCAGTCTCGACAACGACCAATCCGCGGCCCCGGCCGCAACCAACCCCCTACCCCCCCAACCAATGGAACCCCAACTCGACATCGAGGCGGTGCGGGCTCAGGCTGCGGCCGATGAGCGTACCCGCGTCGCCGGCATCACCAGCCTTTGCCGTGAGCACGGCGCCGACGATCTGGCTCAGGGCCTGATCGAACGCGGCGCCACTGAAACCGAGGCCATGCGCGATGTGCTCGCCGCCATCGGCCAGCGCGCGAAGCAGCCCGCTCAGCCTGCAACCCCCGCCGCCCGGCCGATCGCTTCCGGCGGTTCGGCTGACATCGGCCTGTCCGACAAGGAGGTGCGCCAGTTCAGTTTCATCAAGGCCATCCGTGCCCAGCTGATGCCCGGCGACCGTGCCGCCCAGGAGGCCGCGGCATTCGAGCGTGAGTGCTCGGCTGCTGTGGAGCAGCGGACCGGCCAGCAGGCCCGCGGCATGTGGGTGCCCCACGACGTGCTGCGCCGTGATCTGCAGGTCAGCTCCGCATCTGCCGCCGGTGATCTGGTGTTCACCGACGCCAGGCCCGGCAGCTTCATCGAGCAGCTGCGGAACCGGCTCGCGCTGACCACGCTTGGCATGACCACGCTCACCGGCCTGCAGGGCCCGGTGGCGATCCCCCGCAAGACCGGCGCCAGCACCGCCTATTGGCTGGCTGAGGGCGGCGCCCCCACCGGTTCTAACCCCACGGTGGATCAGGTCACGATGACCCCCCGCACCTGCGGGGCCTACGTCGACTTCACCCGGCGTCTGATGCTCCAGTCTTCGCTGGACGTTGAGACCATGGTGCGGGCCGACCTGGTCGAGACCCTGGCGCTGGAGATCGAACGAGTGGGCCTGTACGGCCTGGGCGCCAGCGGCGAACCGCAGGGCCTGAAGTTCACCACGGGGATCAACACCGAGGACTTCAACGCCGACAGCCCGACCTACGTCGAGCTGGTTTCGATGGAGACCAAGGTCAATGCTGACAACGCCGACATCGGCGCCATGCAGTACCTGACGAACTCCACCCGGTTCGGTGCATTCAAGACCACCAGCAAGATCGGCAGCGAAGCCCAGTTCGTGCTGGAGCCCGGCGGCACCGTGAACGGCTACCCGGTGGTGCGCTCCAACCAGGTCGCCACCGGTGATGTGTTCTTCGGTGTGTGGAACCAGCTGCTGCTGGGCCTGTGGTCCGGCATCGACCTCACCGTCGACACCGCAGCCCTGGCCACCTCCGGCGGCGTGCGGGTGATCGCCCTGCAGGATCTGGACTTCGCCGTCCGGCATCCTGAGGCCTTCTGCCGCGGCAACAACACCCTCTGATCATGTTGATTCGGATCCTGCGCCAGACATCCATCAGCGGCCGACCCGCCCGGGTCGGTGATCTGATTGACGTGTCCGATTCCGATGCCCGGCTCCTGCTGGGCATGGGCAAGGCGGAGATGGCGCCGGATCCGGTCACACCAACCCCTGAGGCCGAGGAACGGCCTCGCCCCCGCAAACCCCGCACCCGGACCCATGGCAGTACATGAGCTCACGCTGGACAAGCTCCAGCACTTCACCCTCCTCGCCACGACCACGATCACCGGCACCGGCAACCAAACCGGCGTTGACATCAAGGACTATGAAGGCGACGTCCAGATCATCCTCGCTGGCACCGCTGCTGGCGCTGATGCCTCGCTGGCGTTTCGGATCGAAGAATCCTCCGATGATTCGACCTACACCGCCGCCGCCGGTGGAACCTTCACGGTGATCGGCAATGCCGCCGCCAAGCAGGTGATCACCCTCAACAGCAACGACCTCAAACGGTACATCCGGCTCAGCTGCACGGCTGAGGTTGGCACTGCCTCCAGTGCCGTCACATGCTTCGGGTTCGGCCTGAAGAAGTACGGCTGAGGTTGACCGATGGCATTCGTCGAGGATCCAACCGACTTCCTAGATGACTTCGGGGTCAGCGTGACCGCGAATGGCACGACGGGGCTCGGCATCCTCGACATGCCCGGTGAGTACGTGGCCGATGGGCGGGTGATCACCAATGAGTACCTGCTGAGGGCCGAGACATCACGATTCGGATTCGTGACCTATGGCGACACGATGACGGTGGCAGGGAACAGCTACCAGGTGCGCGAGGCACCGCTGATGATTGATGACGGTGTCTTCTGCCTGATCCTGCTGACGAAGATCGCCGTCGCCGTTGCACATCTGCTCCTGGAGGATGGATCATTCTTCCTGCTTGAGGATGGCTTTAAGTTGCTGCTGGAGTCCTAATGCCTGATCAGAAGCTCTCACAACTCCAATCAGCGACGACGCCACTGGCGGGGACTGAGCTGGTCTACGTGGTGCAGGGCGGCAACAGCCGGAAGGTTGCGGCCAACGCCATCGCCCCTGGCACCAACCTGACCTACACGCCTGCCAGCCGGACGCTGGCGAGCAGCACGGGCGACGACGTGGTGTTGCCTCTGGCGACCGATTCTCTGGATGGCCTGATGTCAGCCGCTCAACGGCTGCTGACCCAGGCCTTGATTGATGCCGGGGTCAGCGCCACGGGGTCGGTGGTGTCGATCCCGCACATCCACGGCGACCTTGCGGGTGCGGTCTACATCCATGTTAAGAACACCAGCGGCGGCCAGCTGGTGAAGGGCACTCCTGTGCGGGTGACCGGGACGGTGGGAGACACGACGACGCTGGAGGTTGCTGCTGCTGATGCGACATCACAGGCGACGATGCCAGCGATCGGGATTCTTGATGCGACGTTGGCGCAGAACGGAACCGGCCATGCGGTGGTGGCGGGCGAGCTGACGGGACTGGCAACCAATGGTTACACGATTGGCGACCCGCTCTATGTGGCGATCGGCGGCGGCCTGACGGCAACACGGCCGACGACGGGGCTGGTGCAGCAGGTGGCGATCGTGGGCCGGGTGAATGCCTCGACCGGATCGGTCACGGTGACGATCGGATCTGAGATGGATCCACCGCATTCTGCGGTGACTCTTGCCGCCAGCGTTGCGGACATCCTCAACCTGTCGGGCCAGGAGCTGCAGGCGGACGACCCCGGCGGGGACCGGCTGCTGTTCTGGGACGACTCAGAGGGGAAGCTGACCCATGCGGCCGTGGGGCCAGGCCTCCAGTTCGACGGCACGACGCTCCGGGTGGAGGAATGGCTATGGGTGGCGTGCTCGGATGAGGCAACGGCGCTCACCACCGGCACCGCCAAGATCACGTTTCGGATGCCATTTGCCGCCACGCTGCTGAGCGTGCGGGCCAG